TTCTTCATTATGCGGTATTCAATGACTCTGTTAATATTGGCATCCTTGCTAACAAAGCAGCAACTGCTAGAGAACTTCTAGGAAGATTACAGACTGCATATGAAAATTTACCAAAATGGATGCAGCAAGGTGTTATAGTATGGAACAGAGGATCTTTAGAGTTAGAAAATGGCAGTAAGATATTGGCAGCTTCTACATCTGCAAGTGCTGTCCGAGGCATGTCGTTCAATATCCTCTTCCTCGACGAATTCGCATTCGTCCCAAACCATGTTGCGGATTCCTTCTTTGCATCTGTTTATCCTACTATTACTTCTGGTAAAAGCACAAAAGTTATCATAGTTTCTACTCCACATGGTATGAATCATTTCTACCGTATGTGGCATGATGCGGAAAGATCACAGAATGAATATGTTCCTACTGATGTACATTGGTCAGAAGTTCCAGGTAGAGATGAAAAGTGGAAAGCAACAACAATTGCTAATACATCAGATGCACAATTTAAAGTTGAGTTTGAATGTGAATTTTTAGGATCAGTTGACACATTAATTGCACCAAGTAAGTTAAGATCGTTAGTTTACGAAAATCCAATCAAACGTAATGCAGGATTGGATGTATACGAAGCACCAAAAAATAAACACGATTATGTAATTACAGTTGATGTAGCAAGAGGTGTTGGAGCAGATTACTCAGCATTTGTTTGTGTTGATATTACAGAGTTTCCTCACAAAGTTGTTGCCAAGTATAGGAACAACGAAATTAAACCGATGCTGTTTCCTAATATCATCTATGAAATAGCAAAAAATTATAATGAAGCATACATTTTATGTGAGGTAAATGATATTGGTGACCAGGTTGCAAGTATCATACAATATGACTTAGAATATCAAAACTTACTGATGTGTTCAATGAGAGGTAGAGCAGGTCAAGTTGTAGGGCAGGGATTTTCTGGTAAGAAAACTCAACTGGGAGTTAAGATGTCCAAGACTGTAAAGAAAGTTGGGTCTTTGAATTTGAAGACAATGATTGAAGAAAATAAACTTATTTTTTCTGATTATGAGATTATCTCAGAGTTGACAACATTTATTTCAAAAAGCAATTCTTTTGAAGCAGAAGAAGGTTGTAATGATGACTTAGCTATGTGTCTTGTCATCTATGCTTGGTTAGTCCAAATGGACTACTTTAAAGAATTAACTGACCAGGATGTAAGAAAAAGATTATATGAAGAACAAAAAAATCAAATTGAACAGGACATGGCACCATTTGGATTTTTGAACGATGGATTAGATGACGACAGTTTTACAGATGATGCGGGAGATAGATGGTTTAAAGCAGATGAATATGGAGATAGATCTTTTATGTGGGAATATAGATAGGTGAAGCATCACATCCCTGACATCATTCGAAAGAACTGCTTTGATTGCTTCAAGAGTTTGAATGCTGCTGAGAGAGCAGTTGTTATGTATGGTGATGAAGCATATCGTGAGTCACTAGATCTTGAGAATGATGATGCTCCTTGTTGGAAGATACCAAGTAAGGAATCGACAACATTTGTTGGTTGGAATCCTATGTGCATTCCAACAATGGATTACATCGTATGGAAACTAAAACGTCGTGAACAAATTGCTAAAGGAGAAATACACTAATGGATTATAAAACTTCTGGTGTTGACATTATCAAGGGTAGATCTTTTGTAGAGTATATCAAAGTATTGGCACCTAAGATTGACGGTGGGTTTAATGGAATGATGGAGATCCCATCGGGATATGAAAATCCTGTATTAGTATCTGGTGCTGATGGTGTTGGCACTAAAATGAATATCTGTAGGATTGCTAATGATTACACCACTATTGGTCAAGATCTCGTTGCTATGTGCGTCAATGACGTTATATGTTCTGGCGCTAAACCATTATATTTTTTAGATTATGTTTCTACAAAATCACTTGATAGTAATGTAAGTGATATCGTGTATGGAGTTAATACTGGTTGTATGATGGCTGGAATGGATCTCTTAGGTGGAGAAACTGCTGAACATTTTAGACAAAATGATTACGATCTTGCTGGTTTCTGTACTGGTATTGTAGAGAAAAGTGATATTGTTGATGGTAGTAACATCCAAGCAGGTGATGTAGTCATCGGTATTGAGAGTAGTGGTCTTCATAGTAATGGATACACTCTTGTTAATGATATGCTATGGAGAAATTATATTTACTACAAGGAGATGCCAGAACTGCTGAGACCTACCACCATCTATGCCCGTCTAATCCAACACCTGTTAGACGAAGTTCCTATTCTTGGTATGGCACACATTACTGGGGGAGGACTGCCTGAGAACCTTCCTAGGTGCCTTCCAAAGGGTCTGACTGTTGATGTTGATTACAATGCTTGGGATGTTCCAGAAATGTTTGAGATCATTCAGAATGCAGGTAATATTTCTGATGATGAGATGCGAAATGTATTTAATATGGGTATTGGATTCTGTTTGGTTGTGCCACAAGAAGTAGCAACACTAACTCAAGATTTAATTGCCGATAAACCATATGGTATGAGGTCTTGGGTTATTGGAGAAATAAAGAATGGATCTTGATGGTCAGATTAAACTAGGGCACCTTCTTTTACAAGATAGAAAATGTAGAACATGTGGTGTAACTAAAAATTTGATAGATGGATTTTATAGAACAAGAAGAGATAGAGGTCCTGTAGCATCTTCATATTCTTATGAATGTAAAAATTGTACAATAAAGAGAATACTATCAAATAAAAAATCCGATAATAGATGGGAATATCCAGATTGGTAATTCACGTCATGTTTCCCCTGTGAAAAGTGACTTTTTAATAAATATTTTTAGATAAACTGAGATCACGGAGAATCAAAACATGGCGACTCCTCAATTATCTCCTGGAGTATTGGTAAGGGAGGTTGACCTAACTGTAGGGAGAGCTGATAACGTATTAGATAACATCGGTGCAATCGCCGGTCCTTTTAGAATAGGACCTGTCGAAGAATCTGTTGACATCAGCACAGAACAAGAGTTAATTAACATTTTCGGTAAACCACTAACTACCGATTCCCAGTATGAATACTGGATGAGTGCTTCTAACTTTCTTTCTTATGGCGGTGTCCTTAAGGTAGTAAGAACTGCAAATACAAATTTAAGAAATGCAAATGCTGGTGTAGGTATTGCCTCAACATCTGTTCTGCAAGTCTACAATTATGATGACTATCAGAACAATCACACATCAGACGCATCATTTACTTATGCTGCTAAAAACCCTGGTTCATGGGCAGATCAACTAAAAGTCTGTTACATCGATGATGCTGCTGACCAAATTATTGGTATTAACACAACTAATCTGGGTCTCTCTGGATTCTCAATTGGTTTTGGTGTAACTGCTGCTATCAGCGCAGTTCAACCTGGTATAGGTACTACGGGCATCTTCACCGGAGCACTTAAAGCTATTATTACTGGTGTTAATACTTCAACTAGTGCTGCTTTGAGCACGATTGAAGTTAAGATTATTTCTCAAGTGTCCTCCGCAGGAACTGAGACAAGAATTTCATACGCTGAAGGAAATGGACTTAAGTCTTTTGATACAAGCGATACATTGTTCCCAGTCAACAACTCTGGTATCAACACTGGTAACGGAGCAGACGCTGCTAAGTCATTTACTCCAGTAGCACTATCAGTTAAGGACTGGTATGATCAGCAAACTTTGGGTCTTAACAACCAGACTATTTTCTGGAGGTCCATAGCGCCTAAACCATCTACTAACGTATTTGTCTCTGATAGACAAGGTTATAACGATGGTATACATATCGTTGTTGCAGATGACACTGGTTCAGTTACCGGAATTAGAGGTAACCTTCTTGAAAAGCATATTGGTCTCTCAAAGGCAAATGATGCAATCTCGAATGTAAATGCTCCACAGAGAATTTACTACAAAGATTATCTCGCAGACTTCTCAGAGAACATCTACGCTGGATATAACGTATCTCTGGCACCTGACCTTGTCCATGGAACTATCCCCAGAGCAACTGGATTCACAACAACTAGTGGAGACGCAA